ACAATTCGTAAAAGTCAATCAAAAAATTGTCGTTGACTTTTGGCTTGGGTTATGTTATGAATAATTATGTCAGGACTTCGGCGGCAGTTCTGCACCTGTCCTAAAAGCCGCCACAAAAAAGCATTATAAAAGCCCCTTGGTGAATTCCAAAGGGCTTATTTTTATCATGCGAACATTTCCAAAAAAATCGTTTACATCTTCGATAGTTCCGACTTCCACCTTTTCGCTGTTCGGGTTGTCACTTCTGTAAAATGTTCCGGCTGCATCTTTCCAGAATGTAAAGCTGCTGTCGCTATATACTGCGAACGCCTTTTCTGTTAATTCGCTTTTATTAAATTCATACTTTTTCATTGCTTTCCCTCCCTTTATTGTCTGGGGCGATTGCTCGCCCCTCTGGTTATTCGTTTTCCTTCGTGTTCTCTTTGAGAAGTCCGGCTGAATGTTTTCTAATTTCGTTGTTCATTTCTCGGACTTCTTCAATGGTTTCGCATTTGTCAGTTGCTGTTGTGATCAACCATGCAATAAACTGTAATTGTTTGTCTGTCATGTTGTCCATGTTTTCTCCTTTCTGTAGTCTATAAGGTTTTTGTTTCCTTACAGCTACAATTATATCTCTAATTTTAGTGAATGTCAATATTTTTTTCACTTATTTTAGAGATTATTTTTTCTCTATCGCTATCAGTTTCTACATATTTTATAATGTCTCTTGGTTGCATTTCCAGAACTGCACAAAGTCTATTAAGATTATCCAAAGATATTGTTGTATCTCCTTTTTTAAATTTTTGCATTGTTGCTTGTCCAAAAAGTCCTGTATTCTTTGCTTTTGTGGTGTTTACACCGATTTTTGCAAGTTCTTCTATAACATTGATTTTATATTCTAACATTTGTATCCCTCCTGTTCATTTCTTCTATATATAATGTAACTTTTTCATTTCTGATTGTCAAGAAATATTTTCTCTATTTTTTGTGATTTATATATTGACATTCTCTAATTTTAGTGATAATATATAACCATCAACAGAGAACAAGCAACCCGGACACGGAGCCGGAGAAACAGGAGAAAATCAAAATGAAATCAATTATTATTTTATCAATGATCGCAGCGCTTTCACAGGCACCAGCAACAGACGCAAGCATCTACGTGATGCCGGGTGTGTACCACGCAAATACAGAAACAGTTACCGACATTCGCGGTGAAGAATGGGGATTTGATAACGAAGAAATCGCAGACGGTGCGGACGTAGTCATCACATTCGACAGCGTTGGAACTTATGACTATACAGACGACATCATCACAGATATTGTAGAGGCAAAATAAAGTAAGAAATAAAAACAAAAAGCCCGTTGCAATCCTACCAAGACAGACAACCGGCACCCAAAAAATAAAAAAAGAAAGGGCGTTCTTATTGTAGCAGGGCGTACGGCGTAAATCAATGAAAAATATAATAAAAGATTTTGCAGCGGGTTTTATGATTGCTTCTTTCGCTCTCCTGCTGATAGAGAAAAAGCATATGTTTTTTATAAACTGGTAAAAAAGTTGCATGATATTTTTAACTTAGAATATCACGAAACAAAGGACGGCAGCCGGGCATATGATAAAGTTGTCGGATTTGTCGAACTGTATCAGGAATACAAGCCCGCTTTTGATAGTATTTATAATTAATTCTTTACGTTGCTTTGTTATATTTGCCTTTTAACGGCTTTTAATTGCTTCATGGTACATTTTACCGCATACGGCTATAAAATCATTTCTAGGAAGTTTTACGCAATCAATTAAAAGGATTGACGGCAAAATATAACGGGCGTATTATGTTTATATATGTCAATGTGGATAACTGCCAGCTTGGATTCTGCCCAGGTCTATGGCTGTATCTATTCCGGATTGCTTCGGGCGGTCTTATTTGCGAACTATTTTATACGCTGATTTTCTGGCAGTTCGTCTAGTTCTGCTCCTATAATCATGTATTCTCTCATTACATCATATGCGGTATGACTAATTCCCTGTGAGATCATCGTTACCCTCCTGTTATTTATTGACATGATACGTGCGGCATTTATTAGCACTTACATAATGCAGTTCCTATGGCATATAGTTTATGCTAAAATTTTTTTAACTGTATTTCAATATTTCCATTGACTATAATTATTTTTGATATTATAGTTTTTAATATACGGTTTTTGTTTTGCTTGTCAATGTGTTCCCACACATCGGCAAGCTTTTTTATATTATCGTATACAAATTCTTTCTTCTGTGAGTTATCCGGGTTCTTCATCTCGTTCTGTATTTTTAGTTTTAGTTCATCTATACCGGATTCCGTTTCTTTTATCATCTCCAAAACCGTATCATTTCCCTCAGCATAAAGAGTATATAGACGTTTTAGCTTCGTTTTTTCTTTTTGGAGTTGTTTACTCAAAATGTCCAGACAGCTTTCTCTTTCTTTTGGCTTATGCGATGATAAATTGAGGGAAATCTTTAAAATCTCATCTTCAACCTGCTTTTCAATATCTTCTGCCCACTCAAGCGAATTGCTGCAATTCGGATTGTAATTTGGTAAGTATGACATGCCGTTATCCCTTGAATAGCAATAAATTTTATGTTTCCCATGAGTCCACTTCTGATATCTCATCTTGCATCCGCACACTCCGCAATAGCACAGCCCCGTCAAGAGCTGATTCTCGTGATTAACGCAGAAGCTTTTACTTTGCTTACGAGTTTTTCTTAATTCCTGGGCTAATTCGAATACTTTAATATCGAAAATTGGTTCATGTCTTCCCTTATATAGTTTCCCTTTATACGGAATCATGCCAATATTTACAGGACTGGTAAGAACCTGTCGTGTAACAAACTCGCTTTTAAATCCTATCAATTTCTGGATTCGAACATCAGAATAACCGGATATATACAAATTCATAGCTCGCAAAGCCATTTCTTTGCGTTCTGGTATGGGAACTAAGATTCCGTCTTCTTTGCTATATTTATAGCAATAAGGGGTGTTGCCACCTCCCATCCAATATCCCTGTTTCACTCGCTCCAGCATACCGCCACGCATTCTAAGCAGCATAGTATTTTTGTCAAGTTGCGCAAACACTGCCATCATCTGAGTGTATGCTTGCTCCATTGGGCTGTCGTAGCTTACACTATCATGCACGCATCTAAAATCCACCCCATTAGGTATGAATACACGTTCAATTAAGTATATTCCATCGACCATGCTTCTTGATAATCGATCTAGTTTAAACGCTACAACACATTTTAATTTTTTCTTTGAGCAATCATTAATTAAGCGTTGCAATGCTGGACGATTCATATTCGAACCTGTGAAGCCGTCATCCTCGTACCAATCAGATATAATCAATTGATTTTTTCTGCAATAATTTTCAATATCTCTTTTCTGACTGTCTAATCCATTTCCCTCTTCGGCCTGTTTTTCTGTCGACACACGTAAATACGCAACACATTCCATGACTATTCCTCCTTTGTGTAGAAATGTGCCGCACATATCATGTTACGACACATTTTACACTACAATATTTTTGCGGTCAACCTAAGCATTCAATTATGATTTTAATAATTTCTTCTGGCAGTTCAATTTGTTCGATGTCAATTTCTTTTCCATCAATCGTAACAATTGCCATATGCTCACCTCTCATTTCACAAAATCAAAAATATTCATCTGTCCTTGTATTTCTTCTATTTCATCTTTTGTAAAAAATTTGCAGGCTGTCCAATTTGGATTCCAGTCAGCATCCAGTTCGTAATTTAAGCATTTGCATCTTTTAGCGTTTTTAAACATCGTGCATTCAAAGCATTGATGTTCATAGTTCGTACCGCCCGAACGCTTGTACATTTCGCTGATTCTTCTCATAGGCTGATGTCCTTCCATAATTCCGGGCATCTGGCAAAGTCATGCTCGCATTCTGCATATATGATGCATTTGTGGCAATCATGCCTACCAATTTGCTTTGCGTATTGTCGTATTACTTTCCTACATATAAGCACCAGTTCTGGCGTGATATCTAACTTTTCGTCTTTGCCCTCCATGCTTTTCTCCTTTTCTTTGTTGCTGCATATTCAAATTTGCCTTCTTTTACGCAATCTCTTGGGTCACATCCTCGACTATGGCCGACCATAAAAATATAATCGCACGGTTGCATTTTCCCTGATGTGCCGTTTGATTTCGGATAGAACTTGCAGTCTGTGCATTGACGATTAGTCAAATTCTGAATTTCTTGTGGCGTCAATTTTCTCCACGGTTTACGCTTGTTTTCCATTTTCACCGCCTTGAATCTTTTTGATAAGTTCCTGTTTCATTGCATCCGCTATGTGTTCCCTGACTGATTCTTCAGGAAAGGGGATTTCCAATGATCGCTCTAAAATTCTGTTTGTAATGCGGTCATCATATTTCAATCGGGAAATAGGATAATTACTGGTGAAAATTGTGGTTTTCTTGTCCACATACCGACCATTGATGATTCCGTAGAATTTTTCATTAATCCAATCTTTCCCAGATTCCGCACCAAAATCGTCAATAATCAAAATATCCGCGTAAGTCAAATCACTAATCAGCTTATTCTCTGCGTTTTTTCCTCGTTCTCCCCATGTTGACTTTATCTCATCAAGAATTTTTAGGGATGTTGTGAATTTTACCGATTTCTGATGTTTTTCTATCATCTCATTTGCCATGCTACATACAAGCCTTGTCTTTCCAGAACCTTTAGTATTTGAATATATGTACAGCCCAATTCCCTGTTTCTGCATCTGTTGGATATTTTCGAGCCAATATTTAACAGCTTTTGCCGCCTGTATGAATATTTCCTTACTTTCTGGAAGTTGATACACGCTGCTTTTCATATTTGAAAATCTGCATTCTTTGTACATATCCGGCATTTCAGCAAATTGCAGCTGGTTCTGCATGATCATCTTCTTTCTGATTCCGCAATGGCATTCTTCACAATATGGAACGCCATTATCGTCCCTTGACCATATCCAACCAGAACCGCCACAATCAGGACAATCAGTCTGCAAATGGAGTATCTGAGATTTTGCTTCCTCCGCATTGATCGAATGGGATAAGCGGTTTGACATGCGCTTGAGCTGTTCTACCGGTTCCATGCTTGATGTCGCCTCCTTTTATAACATTGTAGTTTCCTTCCAAAACTTTTGTAAAATTATTCGGCTTTACGAACCAGTCAAATGTTATCATCCATCCGCGGTTATTCTCTCCTCGCAGAAAATCACTGTAGCGAACGTTGTTGATTGCACTAAGGACTTCATCAATTCCGTATTCACGGATTCGCCCTTTGAGTAACTGACATCTTTTTGATGATGGTTTAATATCGCGTATTGGATTGATGCCAACTTCCTGTAATTTGTTCCATTCTTCGATGACGCGTCGGACATCAGTCTGACAAATAGTATCTAAAGATACTATTAATTTATTATCTTTCTCTTTATCTATATCTATATCTTTATCTAAACCTATATCTTTATCTGCGTGCGTCTTTGTTGCGTCTTTGTTGCGTCTATTGTGCGTCTGACGGTTTGAACGCTCTATTAATTTGGTATCGTCAATAACATTTCCGCTTGCTAATGAATAGCTTCCATTCTCTTTTAAAAGCAACATCCTCTTTTCGTCAATATATGAAGTTTCCGTGTATCTATCTCTTGACAATGTGTTATGCATTCGCCAGTGTTTGATTACTATTACACCGTCTTCAAACGTAAGAACAAACCTTTTTGCAATCAATAATCGCAGATCATCTTCGCTTGCTCCTGTGATTTTCATTATCCTTTTTGGGTTTCCAATAAATCCATCATCGTCAGCCCTCATATTCAAATGGAAATATAAGCATTGCGTTGTTGCCGGCATATCCAAAAATGCGTCACTGTCAACAATTTTCATCGTAAACATTCGTTTCTGTGCCAATTCTAAAATTCCTTTCTCCAATTCCTGGTTTTTCAAAAGTGTTTATTTTAATTCAACTTCCATTCCATTGATTTTCAGTTCTCCATTTACCGGAATTACAAGAGATGGAACACCGTTTATTTCTTTCAGTTCAATCAGAGCAATTTTATCTGGCTGGATGCAGATTGCTGCATCTGGTGTTACAATTTTTGCAGTTTTTGAATTATGAATATTGTCAAGAGCAACGGGTTCATTGCTGAAATACATTTCCCAGTTTTCTTTGAAATCCGACAACTTCTCGTCTGGAGCTCCGCAATATCCAAAAATCTGTTCCATTTCATCACATGACACGGTTACCATCTCCGGGCTGTCTTTCTTCTGTTCTCTTACTTCCTGCAAAGATTCAACCAGACTTTCCGCGAAATTGAATGTTGTATTTCCTTCGAAATTGTCCATAATAAAATCTGAAAAGACATTGATCTCGTTGCCGGGTATACGGGGAATTGGTGCGCCAAGAACGTTTTCAATGAAGCCGGGATGAATATTCTTTATGTTTTTGTTGAAATACAAGGTTCCATGAATATCAGTGCTTCTGTCATTGAATACAGGGAATAAGAATCCTGTTTCTGGTCTTGAGACTACCCAATCACGAATTCTGTCTTTGATGTTATTTTCAGCCACATCATAGCTAAGCCCAGCCTTTGAAAGATTTACTGGACAAATGCTGCACAGAATGTGTTCATAAATTTCTTCTGATGCATCGTGCATTTCGGTTCCATCAGAAGCTTTTCTTGGAATGTCATATACTGCATGAATGAGAACTATGTAGTAATTTTCGTGATAATCGTAATTTTCAATCACTTTGTCGTAGAACTCGTCCAAAAGTTCGTCATTTTTAAGCTTACTTGCTCTAATCCGCATAAGAAATTCCTGTGTTCCACCCTCTTTTTCCTGTGATAATGGAAAATCAAGGTTCATAAGGTTTTTTCCAAGTCTGCCAGACATGGTTTTCTTGAAAATGTCAAAATACTTAAACATTTCTTCCTCTGGAAGAGACAGGAATGCTTCTTTAATTTTGGTTTTCTTGTTCTTTTCTGCGTCCACATAACAACCACAAATGCGTGTGATTGTGCAATTGACTGGAGTAAACTGTTTCTTAATTTCTGCGATTTCTTTCTTATTCATTCTTTTCCATCCTTTCTGCTTATTTCGCTTGTTTCTTCTCAATCCACTTATTAATTTTATCTTCGGAAATCATATACATTTGCTTTAGCATTTCGATGCAGATCAACACATCTGCAATTTCTTTTATCATGTTATCACGGTCGATTTTCCACGTTTTTCCTTACTGATTGCTTGTATAAGTTCCGCACATTCCTCCATGCAGACGGTTGCCTGAATTTCTTCTCCGTAATGGTCAACACTTCTAGCAATAACGCTTTCGTCAATGTTATATGTCATTTTCTTCGCTCCAGTCAATTTTCTGCCCGCATTCAAAACAGTACTTGCTTATTTTTTTACCAATAACAGGTGTTCCGCATTTCGCACATTTTTGAGTGGAAAATATATTGTACGGAAAATCTGGAACATATTCTTCAGGTTTGCATGGAATCTGCTTTTCCAATGCTTTTGCTCCGGAATCACACGCCCATGCTTCCTTGAGATATTTTTTCTTCCATTCATCTTTGTTTTCAGAACTTTCAAGGAAACATAAATGCTGGTCTCTCATATCGGATAATATGTCTTTTGCTTCTTCTGGTTTCATATTAATCATCCTTATCGTCCTCCTCAATACTGACAGTTTCCAGATCTGCAAAATCACAACACATTGCGAATCCGTCAATCATTTTCTTCTTAACTCCAAATACTTCTATCATGTAAGAATTATTTTCCATGATTTTTATTACATCTGACTTTTTAACATATTCAGCCATTCTTCATCTCCTCCAACTTCTTCTTAGCTTCTTCACGAGTGAGGAATACCAAAACATTTAACTCTCCAAGGTACTCGTCCTCATTTGCCCATAAAAACCATTTATCGCCTTTGCCATATTCAAGTCCGCTTACCACATTTTCCCGAATCCGAATATCCATTCCGCATATATCCCATACAGTTGTGCCGATAGGACACGGCAATCTCACAAGTAAGCCCTGTTCTTCTAAGTCTTCATATTCGGCAAGCTTTCGCGCCGCTGAAATGTAATCGTGCTGTTTAACCCAGACATCTGATTCTCCGTTTGGTGCAACATCGTATCTTTCTGTTAATCTCTCCATCTACTTTACCTCTCCAAACCAGTCCTGAAATCCTTTCATACAATCAGGACATAAATCCAGAGCATTATGTGCGAAATATCTTCTCTGACTATCCAGATTTAATACCATGATCCCATTAGGATTTTTTCTATCGTTTTTAGAATTGTACTGCTCATACAGTTTTCCACATCTATCACATTTCTTTGCACATGCCATTAATCCATTCCTCCTGTAATCTCATCAATACACTGGTTCCAGCCCTCTGCAAAGCCAGTATCAGATGTATTAGCCGGATAGTCTCCATTGTCTTTCTCTGGCAAATCCACAAGTGGACACCAGTCAGGTCTTGATTTACTTTCACAATCATAATGTTCTTCTGTCATCAGAATTACATCATAATCTAAACAGTCAGCTAATTCACACAAACCCTCATATTCAAGATCACTACAGTATCTAGTTCCAAACGGACAATCATAGCAATTCTCTGGTGTATCAATCACTAATACTGATTTACTCATAATTCCTCCTTAAGACAACAATACACTATTGGATAGCCAGTATCACAATCACAATTGTTGTAATCAATGTCTTCCAATGCTTTACTTTTTGCTATTTTCTCAGCTTCTTCTTTTGTATCGGCTTCAATATCGTCATAATCAATTGATAAGCTCATTCCGACACTTACATGCCATTTGCTCATTCAACTCCACCGCCTTTCACGATTTCTACCGCCCTGCTCAGTCCAGCATTGTATCCTTGATGTACATCAGATAAGATACATTCGGATTCGATGAATTTATCTCTTTTCAATTCGTTGATAACCTTGTCCACATCAAAAGCTGTCGGCTGTTCGTCAATAACTGCACCTATTGCAAAATCCATATCCGAATTTCCAAGAGAGTCAATTATTTTGTCTGCATCAATCAGTCTGCTCATATTCTATTCTCCTAACTGTTTTAAAATTTCTTTTGCAATTTTATTACTTTCCTGCATGGAAATTCCCCATCCATTATATTTTCTGTGGCATTCATCACAGTTCCATTCATCACTATCACTTTCTTTAATTTCGCTATTGAATCTGCAATTATCGCAATACATATGATCGAGAGTGCTATAAATGATGCTTGCAATATCGTCTTGTTTGCTATTAGCATCGTCTACGTGTTTCTGCTTAGTTAAATATTCAAACGCTCTCAGCTCATTTTTCCCGACCCATTTAATCCATGCACCGCAATCCCCGCAATACAATCCCGTATTATTCCCAACTTTCTTGACAAAAAGGTTTTTACTATTGCACTTTGGACATTTATATTCTTTCATTTATTTATTCCTCCCACATTCCCAACAACCGCATTCTCTCATACAGTACAGCGACGGTCTTGCGCCTGTATCCGTAGAAGTCTTTCGGATTCATCGGGATATATCTTTCTTTGCTGATTTTCCTGTAACTTTTCCGGTGTAAGATATTTTCGATAACCATATCCGCTATCACCGTGTTTTTCGGGCAAGCTGACAAGGCAGCACTGGAAAGCAGGTATTCGTACTCTGCCGGGAAGTCTTTCAGCATCGTATTCAGTTTTTCTATGTCCTCTGCCGGAATACCGTAGTCTTTCAGCTTCTTATTCCTTGTCAGCATACCGTTCTCCTTTCTATTCGTCTGGATGGTGCTTGTCGTACATGACCGCCATGCATACAAGTCCGGCCACTCCGACTATGATTCCAAGGGTAAGTCCTAATAAGAATGTAATCATGATCTGTCCTCCTTATACAGTTCTGGAAGTGGCGTCCAGGCGATAACTTTATACATTCTTGTTCCTCCGTGTCCGTCTGAATATTTGTCCCATTCAAGATACCCATATTTCTTTTCGTTCCAGTATCCGGCGTCACCAAATTTTAAATAATTCGCAATTCCATAAAGCTTTTCAGGTGTTCCATGGACTTTTTCAAGTGTTACAAGATACTCTTTTTCGTCTTCCGGCAGTCTCTCACTGACAGGAATCCAACCATTTTCTTTCTCGTCCTGCGCCAAATCGGCCAGAAGCTGCTCAATTATATCTTGAATAACTTTGACATGCACTCCAGCGTATTTGTAGCAGTCTGAATATTTATCCGCGTACTGCTTTAATCTGTCTTTGATATGTATCATATTATTCCATCCTTTCTCAATGCCCGCTTCTCACCATGGAAAACAACAGTTCTGTCATGGATCTTTTTCTTGACCCATTGTGTCCACACTTCAAAATAACTGATAATCTCCATTTTTCCACATCTCCATCTAGTGGTGTTGGGTTTTCAAATTCTTCGGCAACATCTCTCTGATACGGAACTGCAACCATTACTCCCATGTTACCTATTTCCGCGTAACATTCTGGAAAATTCTCACGTATATGTTGGGCAAATTTTCCATTTTTTAAATCAGGTAAAATCTCTTTGTAGCACTCCATTGTTGTTACAAGATAGTTTTTTTCGCCAATAAAATTTAATCCATTTCCGCTGTAAATATCCTCTTTGCAGCTTTTGATTTCATAGCATGTAAATATTCCTTTTTCGATTGATGAGATAGAACACTGGTTTTCCGGAATAAACTGCATGTAATTTACTCTTCTTGGCTTTCCTGCTGCGTAGCCATAATCAAGGCTTACTTCTCTAGCCCAGTATTTACCTGGGCCGGAAAAACAGCTTTTTTCCATCAATTGACCAAGAAATTTTGTTGTTTCATATCTTTTCATACTTCTACCTCCGAATCTTCTGGCATCTGGAAATCAATATGTCCGTTTATGCAGGCTTCCTGAATCATATCCAGTACTTTCATGGCTTTTGCTTTGGTGGAATACTTGCCTACCAAATACAGATTATCAGCATAAATCATAGCGCCTTTTCCGCATTCTCCAATGTTGATAAATTGCGTGCAAGTAATATTAAATAGTGTTGTTTTATCCTGACTTCTGATTAACATTTTGTGTCCTCCTTCTAATTCTCAATCTCATTGCAGTTAGGTTCATAAGGTTTTGGATATACCGTATATCCGCACTTCGGACATTTGATTTCCGGCGGATAGTATTCAACCCATTCCATGTTTCCACCACATTTTCTGCAACGAATGTATCTCTCTACTTTCTTTGGTTTCGTTTTGAAGAATGAAGTGTAATTATTTTTTTTCATTTCTATCCTCACTTCCCCTATGTAAGTAACTGACACGCTATCAATTTAGATTTACGTTCATTTTTCTTGCTATAGTTTCTATAACTGTCACTGTTACTCCGTTTCCTGCCTGTTTGTATAACTGGCTGTCAGAATTAACAAACTGAGCCTTTTCAAAATAATCATCCGACCAACCTTGCAGCCGAAAACATTCTTTCGGTGTCAGCTTCCGAATTGCTATGTAACACTGATATTTTTCGTACCACACTGCATATACCGTTAATTCTTCCGATACCTGCACAAATATTCCTTGATTGCAGCTTGTATCTAGCGTATTTGCAATCTCTTTTCCAACTCTTCCTCTTCTTGTCTTACTACCTGGAACTGATAGATTCACAGTATCAACACCAACTCTGCACTCTGCATATCCTTGTTTTGTGGCTTCAGAAACCTTTACTGCAAGCTGATTATCTTTTTGTACAGTAGATAATGTATTTGTAATTCCATCCTCCCTCACTTCACTAGCAAGGAAATCATGTCTGGAAATATCAAGTTTTCCACTTTCGTAATCTTTACGAATTTCTTTTCCGTATTCTGTGCGAACATTACGTAGAACTCCAAGCGGATCAATTGCAACTCCATGTCTGTCCTGCCCTGTTAGTGTGAACATTGGCTCACCATCTTCTTTGAATCTCCGTCCATTCTGACGTTTTTCTATACGATCTGGTGTGAGAACTGGAATTGCAATCTTATTTCCCTCTCCTTTATTTGTTGTTAAAGTAGGGCTTAAGCCAGTCGAATCATACACATTTCCGTTCATTCCTTTTCCTGACGGGTTCACATTGCATACTACTCCGACACTTCTAGGCTCTTTATAATCTCTGCTTGTTAGTGTTGGACAAATATTTTCATATATGCGTGCTTTTCCATCTTGACCAATATAACTTGTATCAAATAATATGGATACTTTGGGTTCTGTATTTCCTCCCGGCTTCGTACTGATTGTTGGTGCTAATCCATTGTCACTATAAACTCTATCTCGCTGCGAATTTCTACCATTAAGACAACCAAGAAGATTTAACGAAACACTATTTTTTCCGTCTGTTCCTTCGATAGGAAATATTTTTGAGGTACTTCTCCCTCTAAGATGTCCGATAATAAAACATCTTTCCCGGTTTTGCGGTACTCCGAAATCTTTGGAGTTGAGCACCTGCCATTCTGCATCATACCCCCACTGCTCCATTTCAATGAGCAGTCTGGCGAAATCCCATCCTCCATTAACACTAAGCAGATTTTTAACGTTCTCAATGAAAAGGTAAGTGGGTTTATCTTCTTCTTTGAGCTGTCCGACAAGGTACATAACTCTGAAAAACAGGCTTGAACGGTTTCCTTGAAATCCGGCTTGCTTTCCTGCAACGGATATGTCCTGACAAGGGAATCCGAAGCACCAGCAGTCGGCTTTTGGAATGTCTCCGGCATACACTCTTCGAATGTCATTTGCGTACCATTCTCCATTTCTGTATTCCTCCTTTAATATTTCCTTCTGTCTTTTCTTGATAGGAATATCTTCCAATGCCTTCCGCTGCTCGTCTGTCAGCAAGTGCATTGAGATGTAACTCGCAGTAGCAAATTTATCGAATTCGCAAAAACCAACGCATTCATGCCCCGCCAATTCCATTCCCCTGCGAAATCCTCCAATTCCTGCGAAAAAATCTATAAATTTCATTTTAAACTCCCATCTTCTTAACCAGATTCTTATTCATCTCGTCAAATCTTACATCTGTGTTCTCTTCAATGTCCTGCATCATGCTCAGAACGCTCATTTTGCCCTCATTTGCCATTTCAACGTACTTATTGGCAGTTCTTATCACATCAAGCAAACGCTTCGTGGAAAAGCCATATAAACGTCTCAGAGCCATCATGGTAGTGACAGTGTTGATCGTGTTGCTCCAATCTTCACCAACAGTGAATCCATCCTCGTAGGCTTGCTGCTCTACGTCTTTTATCTGTCTATAACAGATCTGCATTGAACGCCCGAATGCCTGAGCTGCCCGGTTAGGGGTCTGAACAGGGAATCTGGTCTTTTTCTTGACTTTTAATTTGCTACTCATTTTTCTTTCGCCTTTCTGAACTTGTATCCTGTCACTCGGTACGCTCGTGGTGTGCCGGGGTTGTCCGTCTCAAGCAATCCACATTCCAGTAGCTCTCCAAAGTGGTTCTGTACAGTATGATTGGATATGCTCAGCCCTGCTGCAATGTCTGGAATACTTGGCGGATAATCATGTTCTTTCAAGTATCTTATGATGTACAGATACACGTCTTTCCTTGTCTGGATACCTTCATAATACTTTCTTGCTGTGTTATATGGCATTTCTATCACCTCATTCATACCTTGCATTTTCCATTTGACACATCCGCAGCCCATTTGTAAAAGGCCAAAGACAGATATCTTGCCAAACTGTCTGGATAGATTTCATATAAATCCTCGATTTTTTTATGTAATGCACCAAAATATTCATCATCATTTTTCACATTGTAAAATTCTTTTATTGCATTCCAAAACTCTGGCATGAACTTGTGCATGATCGGAATATCTTTAGCTTCTACTTTCATTATTCACCTTCTTTATGAGTAACCGATAGTAACCGAAACGTAACCGTTCAAAAATCCGCAAACCATTGATTTTACTGCATGGTAACCGAGTAACCGAGTAACCCTGACTTCCTCATATAGGGAAACTTTTATACTCAATATGTGTATATAAATACTCAAATATATATATACAGAATCAAAGGTTACCTAGGTTACCCGGTTACCTTTTAAACGAATTGTTTGTTAATCAAACACAATATCGTCTGTAATCTCAAAATCATCATTACAATTAACAAATCCTTTTGGAATTTCATCCACAATTTTCAAAAACACACATTTGGTGACAATTCCGTCCAGTTTCTTCGCTTTGGTCGGATAACCCCTGCTGTCGGTTTCCACAAGTCCCTTCTTAACAGCCCATGACAGGAATGCCTTTCTGGAGAATCTTCCAATTTTGCATAAATCATCAAACGCTGCACTATAGATTATTGCAGTTGACGTTTTTTCTACCGGATCATTGTCGATAATTCCCCATCTTTCTGTTTTTATATCTGGGTTATCATCGAATTTAATTCCGTTCATGGCAATCTTATCAAGCACGAACCAGTAAGCGCGTTCGTTTTCAGATACCATTTCTTTCTCTGTCAGAAGATTCTTAGCCGTCTCAATGTCAATGTACTGGCCATCGTGGAACAGCTGATCTGTTGCGATTTTATCTGCTGCCAGGATAATACTCATTGATATGCTTTGCTTCTGCATCTTATCATCGTCCTGTATAAGCCCTTGATAGTGCTTTTGAAGGGATTTTATATCATCAACGGACATTTCCTTAACTGCATTCACAAAATCAATTCCTGCGTACCCGTAGTTCTTTTTAAGTGTATCTGCGGTAAGCTGCGGATCATCGAATATCTTTTCAGAACACTCAACCTCGATGATTCGGTTAATCGCTCCGCCTTGGCTAACATATCCTGCAAGCGGACGTTCACCATTGGTCAGAATGCAGTTCTGCCAGCGATTCTCCCGGTTCACGCCAAGTTCCTTGTTGGAACGACTCTTTCCTTTTCCTGAGCATAAATCGTATACAATCCCTTCAAAGTTATCCCTGATCTTTGCAGATACCTTGGAAGTATCATCCAGAATTAGCGGAAGATTGTTAAGCATATCAGACTTTGCTTCCAGCGCCACATCTGTTGTCTTGAAGTCTCCTATATACCTAGATTCACCTGGATTTGCCCAGACGGAAGCCCCTAACATAAGCGTCACGGTCTTACCGCCCTCAGTTTCTCCCCAGAGGTCTACAAAAAATGGAAGGGCACCGACAAGTTTAATCAGAATACTGGCGAAGCTTGCAGCTAACATGATTTTAGGTTCAATTCTTCCAGTGGCGCGAACCTTCTTCACGTGCTCATACCACTCTGTTCTGCTGCCGCCTACACTGATACTTTCATACAGTTGTCGGAATCTCATATCTCCATCAAACACAATATCCTTGTCGTAGGGAAGAAAATAGTCCCTGATCCATCCGATTTTGCTTGATGAATACTGAATATTGATATAATCGTCATTTGCATTCTCAACATCTGACAGATACCGCACAAGAAACTTCGCATTCTCAGATGTCACTGAAATCCCAAGCGCGGATAAGCCAACGATTTTAGTAGATGATGCAACCATGGTTTTCGGCACAATAACCTCGGACCATTTATTATTTCTCTTGTAGATTAGCTTTATCTGTTCTTCTCCAGTCTCCAGATTCTTCATTCGCTCTATTGGAAGTATAGGATGATAACAGGCTATAATGTCCGGTGATCCTGGATTTGTGTTTGAAATTCTAATTCCATCATCGTCCGCTATCCAGTTAAGACATTTCATCCTGTCATATTCGCAATCAGAGAAATTAGTCCACTGGTCTAGCATAGACACTGTTCTATTGTTCTTCTCTTTTTCGATCATCTGCTTCTGTACTTTCGTGTAGGCTTTAAGCAAATCCTCAAATTTTTTCTTCACGCCAAGCTCCTTAGCTCTGTCCAGAAGAGTCAGCGTAAGACGTGCCTTGTATATCTCGTCTTCCTGACTGAATATCTCGTCAAACACTTCTTCATCCAGAATAGAATCCTTCGTGAGCTTGCTTATCATTTCCACTTTTAATCACCTTCTTCCAGTCCTGTTATGAATCCATGGTGGTATAAAGCAAGTTGCAGCTTGTTCCATGCTTCACACCATCTGTCAGATAATGGTTTCACCCTGTCAAGGATAGCTCTGTAGAAATCTATATCCGACAAGCATTCCTGCAATTCAACATTTTTCTTCTGTTCTTCCTTCTGCCGCATTTCCATCTGCTTCTGATGGTGATATATCGCCATTCTGGAAGAGAAATCTGGTTTCTGGTAAGTTCCTCCAAGTATGGTGAAAGCTGTCTTAAAATCGCAATTATCCATGTTCTGAACGAATGTAAATATGTCACCAGTCGCACCACAGCCGAAACAATAATAGCTGTCTTTGTAGATTTTCATGGATGCAGTACGGTCACCGCTGTGAAAGGGGCACTGTATAAATCCTGCTCTGTTCGGAACCATGCCGTATCTACTCAGAACATCTCTCATGCTGTTCTGCTGCTTAATTGTTTCTTTGTCCATCTGAAAGAATCTCCATTATCCGTTTTCCGGTGTCCTTTTTATTGCAGAATTCAAACTGTACATTATACCGGTCTCTAATTGTGCATAAAGATCGAAACAAAGAAGTTCCTTTAATTTCTTTCTGTATGTATTTTTCTCTTGTTTTGATTTGTTTTCCGTCAATTGTTCGCGTTACATACCGAAAGCGTTCCATCTCCGGCTGATAGAAGAAATATACATCTTCAAGACACTTCACATCTGATCCGTGTTCTACCAGAATTACAAGCTGAATATGTGTCTGCATAGCTTTTATAAGTTCTTTCTTGAACCTTTCATGCTGATGGCAGACATTTCCATACAATTCCTGCAAATTCTGCTTTCTGTCAATTATCAGGCGGGGATTATCCAAATTCATATAATCCCCCACCATGAGCTTGCTGAAAAAATAATTGACTCCGCCCTGATCAAATGATTTTTTGATTTTTTGTATTGCATTGGCTTTTTCTCTGGAATCAATCTGTATATCCATTTAAATCACCCTCTTAGTTAAATGGTAATTCTTCATCGATTCCGTCTGGAATATTCATAAATCCGTCTGAACCAGGCTCAGGCATAGAACTCTGGTTTGAAGAATTAGGAAGCAATTTTTCTTCCGGAATAGCTGCATCTTTCACACCATCCACACTTCTGAACCATCTGAGTTTATGATTTTTGTGTGTACTTCCGTTGTATTCTTCTTCTACAATCCCAAACACTCCGCCAACAGCCTTTCCTTTAAAGCACTGTCCAAAATTATCACCCCAGATTACAGAAAAGCCAGGGTTAGATTTTTCAACGGAAGTCGTGAATGTTTTAAACTGCTTTGAACAGTTTCCGTCCTGATCTTCTGTCATAATATACGTTGTTCCTGCTGACGGCCATCTTTTGTCTGGTCTGATATCATTTCTAAATGATTCCACAAAATATCCTGCCTGAGAATCATTCTGAGCAAAATCAAAAGATACTTTCAACATTGGTTTTCCTGATCTGCTCTGCGTTTCAAGAACTTCCTTAATTTCAAGGATATGACCACCTAATTCGATAGGTGTAAATTCTCCAGATGCCTGTGTGTTTTCGTAATTATTTGGTTTCTGCATTGTCTGTTCCTCCTAATTCGTAGTAGTCTCTGATAACCTTATCCACCTCTGCAAGGTCATTATCAATTGTCAAACTGTCAAACATTCCAATCGGGGATTTGCTTACCGCTCCCTGACTGGACTGGGTGACAAATAAGTGTTTGCCGCTTTCTTCGATGCAGCGAAGAACGATAGTAAACATGCCCTCGATGCAAACTTTTTCGTCCAGAAGCTTACCAATTGTCTTAGGTTTTACTTCCCCGGAATCATCTTTTTCTTCGTGCATCATCATATATACGATCTTGTCCTGCGGCACTTTCGTGACAATAAACTGGATAAGATTCCAGAAATAGTCTCCAATATCATTGTATAGCGAGAACACTGCATTGCCTTTTCCAGCAGAGGCGTGTCCTTTCATAAAATGATTCGTGATAAGATATCCTGCATCATCAATCACGATAGAATCAGCCTTTGATGCGATCAGGCACTTCATTACCTGCTGGTAATCGTCTGTAAACCATCCGTCAATCTTGCCTTTAAACGGAAGCGGTTTGTTCAATACTCTGATAAGATTCCAATGTTCATTCTGGCAGTTTCTAAGACTGGTACTCTTGCCGGAACCAGATTTTCCAATGATTAATACTGGTGTTGCCATTGCTATTCCTCCTTGTCATAAACCACATGTTTACTGCCTTCAATAATCAGCAAACTTGCGATATCCTTCATGGATAAGGTTGATTCGTTATAGATTTCGACCAGTGCGTTGTATGCAACTGCTGATACTTTCACAACTGGGTTATCCTTATCGGTTGCAGGCTGCTTCTTCCTTGCCGGAATACGGATTTCAAATTCACTCACTGATACTCTCCTCCTTATATGATTTCTGAGCTGTCAAAAGCCCATTTAAAGTCTGCACATAACTTGACAACGTTCTCGCCTTATACTGCTCCTCTATTGGATTGTCTGGAGCAAGTGCAAGCTGAACATCAATCAGTCTCAGTACTTCCTGTATCCTCTCGTTCATAGACCGGCTCCTTTAACTGCTTAAAAAAACAATAGATCGCGTCTGACTTATCTCCCATGCCCGGAACTGTCTTGCCGTTCTGAATGGAATCAGCGGCGTGATACTCAAGATGGTCGATAAACATATCTGAATTCTCCCAGTCAACAATAGGGGCATTTCGTCTGTTCAGTTCCTCTAGCAAGATATTTACTGCAAGGACCATATCCCACTTCGGGAGAAGTCTTAATTCTTCAAGATTCATTTAACGGACACCTCCCATTAATAAGCAGTTCCAGAAGACATTTCTTCGCACCCTCAAAACTTCCAGCTTCAGACGGAAATTCGTAAAACTGGCACACTGAAAAATGCTTTACGATCTCCCCTGCATCATTAAATACATAAATATAAACTCTGGATATGTCGTCACACGCCGTATAGTCAAAATTCACATGCGCCGTTGTTTCACTTGAAACTCTCAGACACAAATCAAATATTTCTCTGATTTTCTCTTCGTTCATAATTTCCTCCTTGTATTGACTTTTGGTTTCTTTCCTTCTACAATGAAGAAGAGATATATTGTCTTGGATCCTTATTTGAGTTGCAGCTCTGAGGATCCTTTTTTAGTTGGCATGTCTAGCATGTCCATTCTTTCCACGTCCTTGCTATGTACACAGCTCCGATCAGTCCCAACGCTCCCATGATCTGGTCACGGCTGTTGTCCCAGGTCCAGAACGGAAGATACGTTGCTATCCCTCCAATCAGAATGGAGTCTATCCAATCTTTCATGTCAAAGCCTCCAATATTTCCTCGTTAGGGAAGTTCAATCGAATAAAAATATGCCGCAGTTCCGGATACGTGAATGTTTCTGGCTTATTTCGCTTTTTACGGAAAGTGTTTTCTGCCATTCCGGTAATTGCTGCCATCTGTGCATCACTTACTCGCTCGGCCTCCATCCTTTTTGCAATATTGCCTTTCAAAAGGATGTATTTCTTTTGTTCTGTGGTATATCTGATTGCCACAGTCTTTCCTCCTTTCTTACTTGATAAACATCCATGCAGCGTTTGAAAGAATTAATGCAATCATGGTTACAATCCATGCGCAGAACCATTTGTGAGTCTGCTTTTTTGCCTCTATTACAACTTCGACTGCATAGAAAGTTTCGAACTCTTCAAAATTTGTCACTTTTTTATCCTCGGTTTTCTTCATAAAAAATCCTCCTGTTCTCTTGCGAAATACAGGAAGAAATGATATGATTATCCTGTAATCCGCTAGTGTGATTAGTGGTTTACAGCTCCGAGGCGAGAGGTTTCAGCTCTCCTTCGGAGCACTTTATTTTTCAAAATGTTTTTTCATAAGTTCAGCAATCATAAGGTATCGTTCAAATTTCTTCATGTTTTCCTCCTTAATTACTGTGAAATTGCAGTTTCTTTCTTATCTGATTTTTGCTCCAGTCAACTATTTTTCCTTTCTTTGTTTCGTCTTTTGAATTTTGTGTTATACTCTCCTGTGAAAGGAGGTGTAATAATGACGGATAATGAAAAACGCGCACATGATTTAGCCATTGCAGTTTGCACTGATGTTTGCCATTTAAAACGTCAATCTCAAGTTGATGCTGGCAAAACTCATGTAACCATCGATTATTTCGAAGAATACATAAATGCTTATGAATCCGCATTAGAAGCATTCAACGAAAAATATCCATCCGGCAAATAGGCTTCTTATTAATCAAACATGTTAAGGAAATAGGTTTCTTTGATGTTCGCACCATCTTAGAAGCCTTTTCCTTTTTCTTCTTTTTACTCATAAAATTTGCTCCTTTCTATTCCGGTAACTTTGGTTCAAGAAACTTATGAGCTTTCTTTCTGTGCCTTATAAGAATCAGCAATTTCCTTATCTCTCAATGCAGAAAGATAAACGATTGCCATATTCTTATTTTCTTCTGATAAAGTTGTAAAGATATCAACAATACGTTTTCCATCTTCAATATCAGTTCTTTCTAATGTAGTCATGCACTCACTCCTTTCTTGTGATATACTCCCAGTAGACGGGAGGTGATAAAAATGGATTTTAAAATGCCAATGATGGCAACCAATCCGCCATTGCCGTATAGCGTATATAAACAGATGGCAGATGAGGAAAAATACGAAACATTAAAAGATATTGCTAACAGTGCAAAACAAATAGCTGATTCTGCTGTTGCTGATTCGATTAAAGCTAAGAAGAAAGCTAATGTCGCAACAATTATTTCTGTAATATCTGTCATTGTTTCAATACTTACCCACTTAGACAAGATAATATCCAACATAAATTTCTTAATAAATCTCGTCCGCTAAAACAAAGATTTATTAAAATGGAAAGTATGCTGAGTACGATTGCTACTATCGACCAGTCTACTTTTTTCAATTATTCGCTCCTTTCTATTCCGGTAACTTTGGTTCAAGAAACTTGTCTGTTCCAACAGATAACGCCCCACAAATTAATTCGTATTCATCGAAATCTAATCTGCGATTTCCATTGAGAGAAAGATTGAGTTTCTGAACAGGAATGCCAGTTTTGTTGGCGACAAATGTCTGCGTTATACCGTTGTTTTCAAGGTACGACTTAATCTTTTTACCAACGCACATTCTTCATTTCTCCTTTCTATTTAATTTCGTTCCTATCGAACAATTACAGTATAACTTCGAATTACTCGAATGTCAAGAAGAAATTTCGAGTAAATCGAAATTATTTTATTGACAGTTCGAAATTTCTATATTATTATTAGCTATGAAGGGAGGAAACGATAATGACATTTGGTGAGAAAATCAAACAAGCCAGAACGGCAAAGAAGCTGCCCAGAAACAACTTGCAGAAAAAATCAATGCAAAGCACAATTCAATTAGTGACTGGGAAAAAGATAAGTGTAAGCCAGATATGGACACTATTGAACTTCTATGCGGTGTTCTGGAAGTAACACCAACATACCTCATGGGTTCTAAAAGCGATGACGATTATGCAACCATAATTGGAAATCTTATGTCGGAACCTGACATCTTAGATTTTATCGAGGAATACAAAGCACTCGATAAAGAAGATAAGAAAGCAATAAAACAAATAGTTTCATCACTAAACAAAAGGAGCAAGGGTTAATCCCCTTGCTTCTTTGATTTTAGATATTTAATAAGAATTGTATAGACAAATTTTAATTTGCCCTCATTTTCAGTATTCTCTATCATTTCAATAATTTCTTTCTTGTAATCCATATTATACCTCCTACCGCACAAAAACACTTGCTCTCTTTTACATTGCATTATCTTTGGTACGATAAAGTGGCATCGGCGGACAAATCACCCCTCGCTAGTTGCCAATGATAGACCGGAACATTCGTAATATCGAATATAATTTTTACTTTTGCAAAAAGGAAGTTCGCTTTGAGTGGAATTTTTATTGTTTCTATAATACCGTCTGTTTTCAAAATTCCCTTCGCGTTCCTGGTCAAGGTCGAATGCCTGCACATGTGTTGAGCAGAGTATATGTCAGAATCCTTGTGTACATAATCATCCACGCACATTGGAAGATGGATTATATAATTGACAAAAACTATAACCGATATCAAAATTAGTACTTTTTTGACTCTTTTCATTCTAAAATCACCTACAAACGTCTATTTACAACTATATTGCATGATGCTATAATCAACTATAACATATAGAATTCTTATTTAACGCAAATGGCGAAAATGACAATTTAAAGGACTGATTTGCATGAAAATTGCGATTTGTGACGATAATTCTTTACAGATTGATTTTTTTAAGGCTCATATTGATGAGTTTTTGAAAAAGCGCGGAGACAAGAGTTACACGCTAAACACTTATAGTAGTGGAAAGCCGCTGATTGATGATATAGCAGACGGTCAATGGTACGATATAGTCGTGTTGGATGTGGTCCTAAATAATGAGAATGGCATAAATGTCGCAAAGCAGCTCAGGAAAAATGGATATAATGGCAACATTGCCTTCTGGACAGCATATAAAAACTATGTATTTGACGCATTAGACGTCTTACCAGTGCATTACATCATCAAAGGTTCTGAACATGGACGCATGTTTTCTGTCGTAGCGCACACGTTGGAAGATATCCGAGAGAAAGCCTTAACTATCAAAAACCGAGACCACTTCCACCGGGTAGAATTCCGGCATATCGAATACATAGAAAGCCGAAATAAATCAATTCTCGTCCACTGTACTTGCGGCGTTATTCATGTAGCACGTGGAAAGCTGTCAGATATAGAGCCGCATCTTGATGGAAGATTTCTCCGTTGCCATCAAAGTTATATCGTCAACATGGACGAAATTAAAGATGCATCAGATCATTTTGAGATGATATCGGGGGATATTGTTCCAATCAGGCAGAGGGAGGCTGCCAAAATAAGGAATCTATATAAGAATTATATCGAGAATTTTGAGTAATCGTGTCAAAAGGGGGAAATATGAAAAAAATACGAAATGTGTTGATGATCGTTTGGACCGCATTAATTGTATTAATGATTGTGGCCTTGATGAGTTCAAACGATCTTTCATCAGACAATATTATGGTCGTTGTTGTACTTGAGGTATTTGGAATTGCTGTTTTGTATCTTATTTTTGCACTTTTGCTGTCTATTAAAAATAAGGTTCAAAAACCTGCAATATCAAATAATTCCGTAGCAACCCAGCCAGCGGTTGTAGAAAAACCTGTTCGAGTATTGAATCTGAGAGTTATATCCGGTAAGGAGGATTTTGAGCTTGGTTCCAAACACGCAAGATTTGATTTGAAGCAATGGAAAGATGGGTCTGTTACAGTGTCAGATGCTCCAACCAAATATGAACTTTTCGACTATGAATGGAACGGGCCGGAATACAGAACAGTAGAAAAGACAACTACAACATCTCACACTAAAGGGAAAAGTAAAGAAAAAACGAAACGAAGAGGGCATTTAGCAGGAGCCGTTGTTGGAACCGCTATTGCTCCGGGAGTTGGAACTATAGTCGGTGCAGCTGTTGGAACTGGAAAGAAAACCAAAGGAAAGAATAATTCCACTACTACTGGAACTGCTACCACAACAAGTGATAACATTGAAGTGGATTCTTATGCATCTATGAAAATGCGGAATATCGAAACCAATCAAATAAATACTATTGGATTCCGCTGTAGTTCAAATATAGATATGCAGTTAAAGAGCTTCAATATTTCCAAAAGCTCTGATGCTGTTGAAAATGTTCGAAATCAGAAAACATCCGTTGAACTACTGAAGGATTACAAAGAGCTTTTAGATAGCGGTATTATTACTCAAGAAGAATTTGACCAGAAAAAATCAGAACTTTTATAAAAAAGAACCGGCTCTCACTACCAATGAGAACCGGTTTTTAAAAAAAAAAGAAAAATATTTTTACGTTCCGCAAAGCATACTGAAGTGAAACGTATCGCCTGACAAGTCATATTGTATCATCTTCGGTGTGTTCGGACAAGTCAGAAAGTTTGTTCGGTTAATAAGGAGGAAAAGAAATGGCAACTGCAAAAAAACTGCCATCTGGCTCATGGAGATGTCAGGTATTCAGCCACATCGAAGAAATCCCGTTATCAGACGGGACCATCAAAAAGAAAAGGGTTTATAAATCTTTTACATGCTCAGATCCTAGCAAAAAAGGGAAGCGAATCTGTGAGCAAATGGCTGCCGAATGGGCAGCAAAAAAAGAAAGTGAAGTATTGACTGCGCGATATGCTCCATCAGAAGATATGACATTAAAAGAGGCATGTAATAAATACATCGAAAGCAGAACAGGTGTCTTATCCCCTGGAACTATTAGAGAATATAAGCGATCTGTCAAAAGAGACATGGCTAAACTTATGCCATTAAATATAATGGAAATCACTCAAGAGGATGTTCAAGCTGAAATGAATCGTGAAGCACTTACTCATTCGCCAAAAACTGTGTACAATATGCATGGCTTTCTTTCTACTGTCTTGAAGACCTATCGTTCGGATTTCATCTTAAGAACTTCCTTACCTAAAAAGGTAAGACCGAAAATCTATGTACCTACATCTGCCGAAGTCAAAAAGGTAATTGAATGTACTGTAGGTAGTGAATTAGAGATACCTGTTCTTCTGGCAGCATTCGGTCCAATGAGGCGGTCAGAAATCTGCGCGCTTAATTCTGATCATATCAAGCAGAACATAGTACATGTCGAATATGCTATGGTTATGAATGATTCTCATGGTTGGGTTATCAAAAGACCAAAATCTTTTGCTGGCGATCGTTTTATTCCATTTCCGGATTTCGTTGCAGAAAAACTTAAAGGTATACATGGAAAAATAACAAATTTGAATCCGGCGCAAATATCTAATAGATTCGCTGATGTTTTAGAGGATAATCATATACATCATTTCCGTTTTCATGATTTGCGTCATTATTGCGCATCTGAGTTGCATACTCTTGGAATTCCAGATGTATATATTATGCAGCGCGGCGGTTGGGAGGATGATACCACATTAAAAAATGTATATCGGCACGTTCTGGTTGATCGAGAAAAAGAGATGAATGAAATTGGGAATGATTATTTTTCAAAGCTATGCAACACAAAATGCAACACGAAATAAACAAATGCTGTAAAATAGGGAATGTTAGGCTTTTTCTTACAGGTTCAAGTCCTGTCATCCGCATTTTTATGAAAATCTTGTATTCACTGGTTCTCGCAAAGAACGTAGTGTTTTCAATGGTTTCGGCAATTTCAAATTAGCTCATAAAATATGTTATTTTGCCAGTTTTGGCATAAAAAAGAAGAACTATGCAACACGAAATGCAACACGAATTTGATACAATATGTAAAAAAACAGCCCCAAGGAATAATTTCCAAGGGGCTTAAATTTATGCTTTTTTGATGTATTTTGCAGAAACAAATCCAAAATATTTTCCGGCAATGCGGATATAGTACCAAGATGCTCCATCTTTGGCTTTAATGGTATCGCATACATCAACTAAATTGCCTTTTGCAAGTGTAGGATAGCTTTTAAGCTGTGCATACTCTGTTCCTGCCCATGTGCGGACATTAAGTGTATTTGCAGTCACCTTTCCCACCCACTTCGGAGTTTTAGACAGAATAGTTGGCGTTGAAAGCATACTTGCTTTTGCGCCAGTGGTAACAGCGATAGCCACGTGGTGGTTATCATTCAGGAGGATATCTCCTGCCTTTAGATAGTCACCGGATGTCAGATACTTTCTATCCGTCAGTACTTTCGCACCGGCAATCTTCATTGCAGCTCTCATGTTCCGTGTCGTCAGATAGATGCTGACCGCTTTGAGCCTTGCATTATTTAAGCGATACCCAGCCCCTTTGACAATAGCTGCTGTACTTGCGCTGCAATCAGATTCACAAGCTACCGTGATCTGCGCCGGATCGTAGTTACTTGCCTTTAAGTGCCGCCAGAACGAATACCGGTCATTGCTGTTTCCGGAAGTACCCTGATCGTATCCGATGAGATTGTTCTGTGCCGCTTTTGTCGCCATGTCTGCGATCATGGTTGCGATTTTAGCGTCATTGAATCTTAGAACACAGAGCCACGGTCTGCTGTACCAGTTCATGATCTGATATTCCGTACCAGTCTGATCTCCTGCTTTTCCACCTGCATATCTTCCGCGTTCATCATGTCCGCAGTTACTGATTTTTACCATTTTGGTTTCTCCTTTCTGGTTAGAATCTCTGTAGTCTTTGTAGAACACATCCATATCAACATTTCCGCTGATTCCTGGAACTTTTCCTTTACTGGAATACTGCCAGCCTACACCGACATTCGGACGCAATCTTTCCTGCACAGAACCATTGTCGCTTGCCGGATAACGAGCAATCCAACAATCATACTGCTTCA